CCTGGGGGCGAAATGATTGAAATCGATACTCGCAATATCTTGTTCATAGCCGGCGGCGCATTTGTAGGTCTAGATCAAATAGTTAAAAAGCGTATGTATGGCACATCTATGGGATTTGGAGCCACGGTGAGCCAACCCAAAGAAGTCAGTCTTGAACACGTGGTGCCCGACGATCTTGTGAAGTTTGGTATGATACCTGAGTTTGTTGGCCGCTTTCCCAGCTGGGTCAACTTGGATGAACTGACCACAGACGATTTGATTCATGTGCTGGCAGATACTAAAAATAGCTTGGTCAAACAATATCAGCAGTTATTTGCAGTGGATCAAGTTGACTTAGACTTTGATCGCAGTGCTCTAGAAACCATCGCCCAACGATCCGCAGACTTCGGCACAGGTGCCCGAGCTCTGCACTCAGAAATGGAACGTGTGTTACTGCCCCATATGTTCCATATCAAACGCTACAGAGACCGTGGCATAAACCGCGTAGTTATTGACAAAACACAAATAAATAATCCTACACCAATATACAAGGAGGAATAGTTTGGGGAAATCGGTAATAGTCAATGACGGTAACGTTGAAAAGGCCTTGAGAAAGTTCAAGAAAAAAATACAGAACAGTGGTTTATTGTTTGAGCTCAAAGAGAGAGAACAGTATGTCAAGCCCACCACACAGCGCAAGCTCAAAGCATCGGCAGCCAAAAAACGCTGGAAAAAATATCTACGCAGTCAGCAACTTCCGCCCAAACTGTTTTAATGTACATTGTTTTTGATGTCAAGTTTCAAGAAGATCTAGATTTAGTCAAACAACAGATCGCCTCCTGGGCTGAACGATATCAAGTCCAGTACACACAGAAAACCATAAAATATCAACACCGACTGGGGCTCAATAGAGAAAAGGACTTTACTCTTTTTTACATGAGTTGGGAAGGCCAGCCTTACACCATCGTCAACATCGGCAACGAAGGATATTGACATTCAGAGGAAAATCTGTTATAAATACACATGTAGATGCCGATGGTCGGGTCTACACTAGTCAAACTTGCTTAATAAAAGGAGAAAATTATGACTAAAATCACATCTTTTGATCTCACCCCTTTCTACCGTAACACAATCGGTGTTGATCGTTTGTTCGATCGTATCATGGATCAGTTTGATCATGCTACACAGAGCCAGAACTATCCGCCCTACAACATCTTGAAAACAGGTGATGATGCCTATGAAATCCAGATCGCTGTAGCAGGATTCACAGAAGGTGAAGTTGCCGTGGATTTCCACGAAGGGCAGTTGATCGTCACAGGCGAAAAAAACAATGACGAAAGCGAACTAAACTATCTACACCGCGGGATCAGTGCTCGCAAATTTGTGCGCACCTTCCAGCTGGCGGATTACGTAGAAGTACGGGACGCTGTTATGAAAGATGGTATCCTTTGTGTACATCTGCAACGCATTGTGCCCGAAGAAATGAAGCCAAAGCGTATTGCTATTTCCTACGCAAAGTGATATAATACTAGCATAGCATCGTAAATACATGTGGGGGTGTCAAAAGCCCCCACACACAGCAAAGGAAAAAGATGTCAGATACTGCTATCGAAACTAAAACTAGAATAAAACCCAGGGAAGACGTCAAAGAGCCCCCTATGTTCAAGGTTATCTATCTCAATGACAATCAGACCAGCATGGAGTTTGTTATTGGCAGCTTGGTAGAACATTTTGATTACAGCCCTACAACTGCTGAAAAACTCACGGTAGACATACACGAAGCAGGTTCAGCTGTGGTGGCCGTGTTGCCCTATGAAATGGCCGAACAAAAAGGCATAGAAGTCACTGTGGATGCCCGAGGTGCTGGATTTCCTCTACAGGTCAAGCTCGAGCCCGACGCGGCTTAAAGATTCACTTCGATGCGTTTGGGATAGTAAACGGATTTTGACCAAGGCGTGTTCCCTCGACCCCGGCAGTTGTTGACAAATCTAACACCCACTATGAGATTGTCAACATCATTATGATAATGACCAAAACACCAAGTGCTGATCTTGCGTTCAGTGTCATTTTTAAATACTTTAAGTATGTGGCTATTGCCTGTGCAGTTGAGTCTGTAGGTCCCAAACAACTCCGGATCATGATCGACCAGCTCCACTGAAGGTACTGTGTGCGTGACCAGCACTATCTTTTTAACGTCTTGATGTGTTTGTAGTCGTTCTACAGATTTGGCAAGATAAGCATAATCGTTAAAAGCCATGGCTTCCACAGCGTTTACTTCGGTTTCATTGATCTGATAACGTTCACGGAACCATGCTCTGCTTTGATCATAATCTATGTTGGGATCTAAGTCAAAGGTCCACCATGCATTGGTACCTAGGAATGCCACACCGTCAACGATGCATACATTGTCTTGGAGATAAGTGACGTTGGGTATTTTTTCTATGGCCTCTGACAATGTGCGATAACTTTCTCCGAGATCGTCAAGACTATATCGATGCTCGTCGTTGCCGTCGATGTATAAAACTGCTCGATAGCACTGGCCCAGATGTTCGAGAGTTTTGATCACCGTATCTCGATCTCTGGAAATGTCACCGGCTACCACACAGACCATACTGGTGGCCATGCCCGTCCAATCAAAAGATCCGTTCCATGTATCTACATGGAGATCTGAAATTAAATCAAATGCAAGTTTCATGATACATATTTAAAAGGATTTTAAATGCACATAATATTTGGCAACACCGTAGCTGATGAGCTAAAAGAAAAGTACACAGTGCTGGAGTTGGATCGCATACAGATCGAACCGCAGGGTCCTGTGTTAGACAGCTATTGTATTTTGGAAAAAGAACAGATTCCTCTTGATGATGTATGGAAAATAGAAAATCTACAACGCCTACACAACAAGCTCATGGAAAACTATCGTAAAAAGAACTGGAGTTTTTGTGAACAGGCTCTGGAACATTTACACAATGCCTGGGGCGGTACAGTAAACAGTTTCTACGACGAGATTTCCAACAGAGTAGCTAAGTACAAAGAGCAGGACCCAGGTCCAGAATGGAACGGCGTTTATGAAAAATACAATCGCGGCAGTTAGTGTTGCATTTGCTCTTTCGGCTTGTGCGTTATTCCCCAGCTACTTTGACAGCAACGAACAAGCTCGTGTCACTGACATCATCCTGCTGAGCCAGGATGATTCTGTTTGTGCCCGACCAGACATGGTCACGGTGGCACGTGACATAGACCATTCGGCACAGTGGTTGAAAATCTACAGCGCCTCGATTCCACGCAACAATGCACTCACAGACATGACCCGTAACCTTGCTGGAATCACTGAAGATTTTAAAAAGAGTTACGCCAAAGATAAACCGCCTAGTCAGTTTTATTGCCGGGCCAAGATAAAAATAATACATGAAGCCACTGTTCGCATGCTTGACGTCAGTGGAAGGAGACCTAGACCATGAGCATTATAGATGTAGTTAATAATTTTTGCAACAGTGAAGGCGAACTTGGAAATCGTGTGAGACTGGCAGTGAGTTATCGAGACGCACTAGCACGTGGTGATATGTCAGATGCCGAGTATCAAGAACTCCTAGTCGATCTACAACGGTTGGAAAACATCCAACTCAGTGCTGGAGAATTAGACGCACAGATCGCATTCAACGAGTGCATAGAACTGTTGAAAAATCTCCCTATCAAATAGCCTGCATTAAAACCCTAGCTAAACTTTGTCTGCTTTCTAGTAAATAAACTAGTCGAAGTCTAGGAGCAGACTATGAACAAGTGGCTGGTCGCCATAACTATAAATCTTTTTATGACCAGCATCGCAATAAGTGGTGAGCTGGTACATCAATTCCAAAGTCCGGCCTTTATACCAGGCAACGGCTACAGTTCTCACGTCCTTACCATTGAACAACTGGAATCACAACGTCGTAAAACCATAGCCGATGCACAACGGGCCGCACAAGACAAAGCCGAGAGAGATGCCAAAAATACCAACTTGGCCAAGTTCTTGGTCAATGTAGAGTCAAGGATATACGCACAACTTTCCAAACAACTGGCTGATGCCATGTTTACCGAAAGTGGTGCCACTTCGGGTGCCATGGATTTCCAAGGCACCAATATCAGTTGGGTCAAGACCGGCACAGATGTCACGCTGAGCATCATTGAAACCAACGGTAATCGCACTGAGATTACAGTACCTATAGCGAGCTTTAGTTTCTGATGAAAAAACTATTGATGATCATGCTCGCGACTACTCTCACAGGCTGTGCCAGTTTGACCATGGAAGCCTTGCGTGAAGAACCTGTGGCTGTCACAGCCAAACAGGATCTCATAGCCAAGCTACCAGATCTAGATGGGCCTCCCATGACCATTGCTGTGTATGGATTCCGTGATCTCACCGGACAGAACAAATCCAACGACAAGTTGGCCCTGTTTAGCAAAGCAGTCACACAAGGTGCAGAAAGTTTCTTGATCAAAAGTTTGCAAGATTCTAAAAGTTGGTTCCGGGTAGTAGAGCGTGTGGGGTTAGATAACCTCATCAAAGAGCGACAGCTCATACGTAACCAACGTGAAGTATACGAAGGCAAAGATGCCAGACCACTCAAACCACTCACAGTGGCCGGAATCATGATCGAAGGTGGCATCATTGGGTATGACTCGAACATACGGTCAGGCGGCAACGGTGCTCGTTGGTTGGGCATAGGCGCCAGCCAGCAGTATAGAGTAGATGAAGTCATAATCAGTTTGAGATTGGTTAGTATCAACTCCGGAGAAGTGTTACTGACCACTGCTGTGAGCAAGACCATATACTCCACAGCCCACAACGTGGGAGTGTTCAAGTTCTTTGATCAAGGCACTAGAAGCCTTGAGTTAGAGAATGGTGCGGCCTTGAATGAGCCCACCACTTATGCTGTGCGAGTGGCCATTGAACAAGGTGTGTATGAAATGATCATGGCCGGAGAAAAAAAGGGACTATGGAGATTTCGGGCCCACAAGCCTGAAATATCGATGGCCCCTCCTGCTGTAAAGGAGGAACGAAAAAATGAGTTGGTTCAAGAAAACACCACAAAGACCACATCAACTCCCGAGGCCGGCCCAGCGGTCGCACCAGCTGATGTACCAGTATCTAAAACACAAACACGACGAGCTACCGTCGTTGAGTGGAGTAATGTTAGAGTCAGCAGAGAACATCAAAGCGAAAAAATAGCAAATCTTCGTCCAGGTGCCACTGTTGAAATACTAGCAGAAGATAAAGACTTCTACAACATCCGGGTGGATGGCAAAGAAGGTTGGGTAGCAAAACGGTTCATGAAGGTACACCAATAAAAATGATAAAGTACCCAGGAAAAAATAAAATGAAAACAAGTATGACAGGCGCTGGTAAGTTGTCGAGAAAAATACTTACCAACTTCTGGTTAGCGGCCATGTTTTGCAGTACCACCATGGCGGTGGCAACGAAG